GTTCATCGTGAACGTCCCACATCATTCAGCTATTGGACACCACATCAATGATTTCCTTGTAGATGGTGTAAAACCCCCACCGGGATCTGTGGTTCTTTATCAATCACCAGACCGTGGTGAGACACCAGCACCAGATTCTTACCTTTGGGATGGTGACACGACGACCGGCGTTGCTTATAATAGTCAGCAGAAAAAGGATGAATTGTTTATGACTGTAACACTCAAAGAGCGTCCCAAGAAGTTTACAATTAATTACGGACGTCCCTTGTATGCTCCGGGGTGGATAATCAAAGAAAACGGTGTTGCAATTATTACAGAAACCGGGAATCGTGGTTCCGCCATGACACCATCACCTCAACGATATGATTATGTTTTACCTTAAACGAACACCTAAGTGAGCCACCCACAATGTAAAAAGTATGTCCAAAAATGTATTCAACTATTGCAAATAATAGCTTTTCGTATCTCCTAACGCTCGATGAGATACGAAAAGAATTACCGGATGAGACTAGACCCTCATGGATAAAGATTACAACAATCACTATGGTGTCGAGCTTTATGCAACAGATTGATATAAAGCGACTTCGAGGTTTATTCGAAGAAATTGGTTCCTATAAGATGCGACGTGTGGGTACCAAAACAGATGGTTTTGAGTGGAAATTGAAACCGACGACTTTCTACAATCAGGTGACCCTAACATACCACGACACCTACAGTACTAAGTCTGTCAAGGTATTCCCCAACGGTTCGATCCAAGTGGCGGGTTGTTGTGATCTCTTCGATTGCAAACGCATCATCACCCAACTTGTTCATATTTTCAAAACCTTTTTGGATTTGAAAATTGAAGTACCGGTGGATTCATTCCGTGTTGTTATGATTAACTCCAACTTCAGTCTCAACTACAATATCAACCTCATGAAGGTTGCCGACTGGTTTGAAGAGTATGATGACATTTTTAAGGTTTCTTTTGAACCAGATAGGTATTCTGCAGTGAAGATCAAGTTCAAGCCTTCAGAGGATATGAAGGAGATTACTACCAGTATTTTCAGTACTGGTAAAATTATCATTACAGGGGCGGAGACCCTCAAGGAGATTGCATTTGCCTACAACATCATCAACAACCACATAAACGAAAATCCCCAGATTCGAGTGTCACGCACAGAAGAAACTGATGTATTTGATATTTATTTGGGATATAGATGTGATCCTTTTGTCAAACTTCTCAAAGAGAAAGGATTCAATTCTTGGATGAGAACAATTACCAACAGGCAAATAAAATTCTAGTTTAATTGTAATAATAAACGATGGCGGCTATGCCTATGCTCGCAGGTGTTGGTCTTATGATGGTATGTTGTTCATCATCCAGTGTGGCTTCTATGTTGATGGGTGGTGAGGAAGACCCAGATAATGGTGGTGGTGGTGGTGGTGCTGGTGCGGGTGCGGGTGCCGAAGATACAGGACCCACTATGCTCAAGTGTATCAACACACNAAAGCGTGGTGATATGGGTTGGACATTCAAGGAACGTGTTAAAACNGAAGCTGAAGCTAGAGCTCTATGCCCCGATAGTGAATATATGTCNCTCGAATGTCCAACNGCNGATGGTTTTGAGGTCTTTTGTGTAGATGATATCTCACAGGCGGATGTTCTAACCGATAAAGAATGTAAAGGTGATGTAGCTGGAACACCACTTCACGGGGGTAAAAATCTTCATTGTGTAGGACCTTATACATGGGGTGACGTAAATGGTGGTGGTGCTAATCGCGGTTCCCTTTACAAGATTTAATTTCTGGGTGTATATTAACAATATGTCGCAGCGACTTGGTATGGCCGATGGTCGGTGCTTCACCGTAAACTCTTCAGCTCAGCTCTTTAACAACTATGTTATGAAGCAAAATGGTATTTCTTTCGAGGACAACTACTCCTACCGTAAGCTCCTCCAATCTCAGGGTCCTCAGCTCCTCACCAAGGTGCAGGAGAATGTACAAGGTAAGGGACCATGCATTAAGTGTGACAATCCTCTCGTGGATACCTCCAAGATCTACTAACTGAGAAAAATCCCCAAAAAAACTTTAAAACCTTCCTATAGAATGTCAACATGTTCCATATGTCTGAATGAAGTCCGGTGTACGAGGACAAATCCTCCAGCCCGGTGCGGACATATGTTTCATTCCCACTGTCTACAGGAATGGAAGAACACAGGTAGGAATACATGCCCGATTTGTCGAAAAGTGATAGATGGTACACAATTTAAAATTACAGTCACTATACAAAACAATTACACAGCAACGGCGAATTCTGTGTCCTTGAATCAGGGGTCTATATTTCAGGTTTTAGATCTATTTGACATTAATTTTGATGTGGATGAAGTACCAGACCTTGATAGTATCTTAGCGGACCTTGGGGTGAGTCCTACCGACTTTGATCCCAGTGTCCTTGACACAGAATGAACTACAATATTTCTCGTAGTTTAGACCTGGATAGTCCCTAGAAGCCTTACGGGGGTCAGTGATGGCCTTACCTTTAGCATCAGTCAGAAGCGGACCAGTAGCCCAACCACGCTTGTGACTGAATACATTGGCTTTAAAAATTACACGTTTACCAACCTTAAACTGACCACCTTTCTTTACCCGTGATTCAGGTACTTTAAAGAATTTGGCTACAGCTTTGATAGTATCCCCAGGTTTGATTTTGTATTCGACCATCCCATGTTGCTTGTAAAAGTGGAAATCCCCTTGTCGGATATAGTTCATAGGTCTTCCAGGCGAAACAAACATCATAACCTTGAAATAGCCTTTTTTGCATTTTTCATTGGCACCCGCCTTGTACACCCTCTTAGGATTGTCAGAAATGACGCGCTTAGGAAGTCCAGTACAGTGGGTATAGGTATGGTGTCCATTTGAAAGACCAGAACGATCACCTGGTATAGACTTTTGCCACCTATATGCTTCGTAGTCTCCAACGGCATAGGCATAACAATTATTGTTTCCAATACCCTTTGGTGTCGACCACCGCCTGTTTGTATACCTACTTTCTGAGCCACTCAGGGGGAGAGCCCTCATTTGTAGTTTACCTAGAAAAAAATATCCATATGTAATAAATGATTCAAGAGGTTGCCAAAGCCAAGTCCAGGTCTGAAATTATCACCGAGGTTCTCACCTTTTTACTTGTTGTGCTCATCAGCACATTCCTTCTCCGCCTCGTGTGGAACCGCTCCCTTGTGAAGCACATCTCCATCCTCAAGCCTATTAGCAACTTGACCGATGCGTTCATCCTTTCTCTCGCCCTTCAGATTGTGCGTGGTATCTAAATAGATTCCATATTTCATTATTGATAAGTTGATACAATCAACTCTTGAATAATAAATGATTTAAACCTCGTTGTATCCAACGATCTTCTCCCCGTTAGGACCCTTGAGGGTAGGGAAAGCGGTCATACCATCACAACCACCCTTGTCACAGTCGACGAATACATGGGGCTTACCAGCCTTCTTCATGTAATCCAACTGTTTGACTGTCCACCCACATCCCTTTGTTCCGTAAATGGTCCACTTTTTACCACCTGGGGAGGCCTTGGTCTTGTTCCTGTAGAGTAAGAACGCAACGAGGACGATTGCCACTGCAACTACAATTGTTGAGCGCTGCATATTTTATTATAGGTAAATATTAAAAATGTCTTCAACTGTATTCACTATTGGAAACAAGAATGTCACACTCAAATACACCAGGAAGATGCCCCGTGGTGAAGTTGAACGGATGAAATCATTCGTGACTAAGAATGGTGACAAACTCGTCAAGACTCCAAAGTTTAAGATACTCTCTGAAGTTGACGAGGGTACGAAGCGGGTTTTTAAGGTTGACAAATCTTCTTTTTGAGCATATTGCGTTCATTATTTGTCAGACTGTTCACATACTTGTTTATCTTTTTGGTATTTTTAGGGGTCTTGAGAGCGTACGCAACCGCCGGGTCTAATGGTCCATTCTTGAGAGGTCTCGCCTTGTTCATCTTATTCGCAAGTT